AAATTCGCCGTGCTTCATCTAAAGAAATTGAGGCAGTTAGCCTAAGTATCTTTGAAAACTTCATCAGAAAACTTTAAAATAATAAATATCCAAACATAGAATCAAGGAGATTTTCAAAATGGGAAAACTAACAGACGCCGCTAAACACTTACTAGAAGGCTCAAAAGAAACTTTTGATGCTAACATTGCATCTAAAAGAGGTCAACGTGGTTCCGACAAGCATCCTAAAGGTGAAGTTGGTGACGACAAACTATCAGCTTCTACAGCATACGGCACACACGATGCAGGTATTGTAGGTCATAGTGTTGAGAAAATGGACGACAGTCTACCAGACTACTTAAAAGGTACTCCATCAGCAACACCTCCAGGCGCAACACCACCAGTTGGATCTGAAAAGAACGATCAACACCTAGGTACAGTTGGTTACAATACATACAAAGGTCAACCACAACAAACTCAAGGCCGTACTGATGTTATGCACCCAACACAAACTACAGCAAACCAATATGATGCAATTCGTGACCGTGTAGGTTCTTCATTGGCAAAACAAACAATGCAAAAGAATCCAGGCGCAACATTCCAACACTATGACGGTTCACACACAGCAGCAGAATCTTTTGATTTCTCTGATGACGTTAACGCATTGTTGGAAGGCGAATCTCTATCAGAAGATTTCAGAATCAAAGCTACTACAATTTTTGAAGCTGCTGTCGCATCACGTATTGAAGCAATCGCAGAAGCTGTTGAAGATCAATTGACAGAACAATTTGAAGAAGCTATTGAACAAGTTAAGAACGAATTGGCAGAAAAAGTGGATGCATACTTGAACTACATGGTAGAACAATGGATCCAAGAAAACCAATTGGCTGTTGACAACGGTTTGAAATCTGAGATCGTAGAAGATTTCATGACAGACCTACACAAACTATTCAAAGAACACTATATCAATATTCCTGACGAACAAGTAAACGTTGTGGAAGAATTGATGGCTAAAGTAGAATCATTGGAATCAGAATTGAATGAATCAATCAATGACTCAGTTGCTTTAGCGCAAGCATTAAACGAACACCAAAAAATTGAGGCTATTTACGCAGCTTGTGAAGGCCTAACTCAGACCCAAGTAGAAAAATTAAAATCACTCGCAGAGAATGTGGAATTTACTACTGAGGAAGAATTTGTTGGTAAACTAGACGTACTAAAGGAATCTTATTTCCAAGTTGACGTTAAAGTTGCTACAGCTTCTACTCTGAATGAAGGTGTGGACATCGAGGAAGATAAGAGACAATCAATCTCTGAAGATCCAGTGATGGCACAATACGCAAAGACTATTTCACAGACTTTGGTAAAATAATAAATAAACTTACCGATTTTTAATTTAAGGAGTTAATAACTATGTACATGACTGAAGAACTACAGAAAAAATGGGAACCAATTTTGGAACATCCAGAATTGGAAGCCATTAAAGACCCATACAAGAAAGCCGTTACAGCTTTAGTGTTGGAAAACCAACAACAAGCGATGAAACAAGACGCTCGTATGTTGAACGAAACATCTGACGCCGGTCCAACTAACGTTACGACTGGTGTTCAAAACTTTGACCCAATCTTAATCAGCTTGGTTCGCCGTTCACTACCAAACTTGATTGCTTATGACGTTGCTGGTGTTCAGCCAATGACAGGACCAACAGGTTTGATCTTTGCAATGCGTGCTCGTTACGCTGGTCAAGGTTTACCAACATCTTCAGGTTACTCTGAAGCATTCTATAACGAAGCTAACACCATGTTCTCTGGTACTGGTTCTGCTGCAAACCCATACGGTTTCACAGGTACATCATCAACAGATACTGGTACAAACTTCCAAAACCAAGTTACTGCTAACACAACAACTGGTATCGCAATGCCAACAAGCATCGCAGAATACTTGGGTTCTGATGGTAATACTGCGTTTGCTCAAATGGCGTTCACAATCGAGAAAGTTACTGTAACTGCTCAATCTCGTGCGTTGAAAGCTGAATACTCACTAGAACTTGCACAAGACTTGAAAGCAATTCATGGCTTGGACGCAGAAACAGAATTGTCTAACATTCTGTCTACTGAGATTCTTGCTGAGATCAACCGTGAAGTTATCCGTACCATCTATAACAACGCTAAGTTGGGTGCTCAATACGGTACAACAACACCTGGTTTCTTTGACTTAGATACAGACTCAAACGGTCGTTGGTCAGTTGAACGTTTCAAAGGTTTGATTTTCCAAATCGAACGTGATGCTAACGTGATTGCAAAACAAACTCGTAGAGGTAAAGGTAACGTGTTGATCGTTTCTTCTGACGTAGCTTCAGCAATGGCTATGGCAGGTGTTCTATCATACACACCAGCACTACAAGCTGACTTGCAAGTTGACGATACAGGCAATACATTTGCTGGTATGTTGCATGGCCGCATCAAAGTGTATATTGACCCATATTTTGGTGGTTACACATCTAACCAAGAATTGGTTACTGTTGGTTATAAGGGTTCTTCTCCTTATGACGCTGGTCTATTCTACTGCCCATACGTTCCTCTACAAATGGTTCGTGCAGTTGACCAGTTCACATTCCAACCAAAAATTGGATTCAAGACACGTTACGGCATGGTAGCAAACCCATTTGCAGAAGGTTTGACACAAGGTACAGGACGTTTAGATTCTCAATCTAACGTTTACTACAGAATATTTGGAGTGAAAAATTTAATGTAAGCTGTTGTTTATATTGAATAAATCACCGATAAGAGTGGTACTTAAAAGGGAATCGAAAGGTTCCCTTTTTTTATGTATAAATACATATAGTTATCAACCAATTCAAGAAACTGATGTATGAAACCCACATTCCTTTATATTAAACAACACACAACAACCGGACTAAAATACTTTGGTAAGACGTCAGAAAGAAACCCATACACTTATTTGGGCTCAGGAAAATACTGGAAAAGACATATAAAAAAATATGGACCAGAAAATGTTGTCACCTTATGGACTCAGTTGTTTACCGATGAACAAAAACTCATAGAGTATGCTAAAGAATTTTCAAAAAAGAATAATATAGTGGATTCTGATGAATGGGCTAACCTAAAAGAAGAAAATGGATTGGACGGTGGCATGGAAAAAGGTTGGTGGTCTGAAGAACAAATTGAACATTTTAGACAAAAACAAAAAGATAGGTGGGCTAAAGGATTGGTTGACCCAGAAAAACTCAGACAATCTCGTATAGGATTCAAACAACCACAATCACAAAAAGAATCTGTATCCAAAGCTCTATCAGCTGACTGGGAATTAACGTCTCCTACTGGCGAAAAAATGATAGTCACTAACCTAAGAAAATTTTGTTCAGATAACGGTTTAGACCAGGGAAATTTATCTAGAGGAAAACATAAGGGTTGGAAAGCGTTAAAAGTTAGCTCCTAAATAGTAATATATTATTTCAAAAGGAACACAAAATGTCTGTCAATTATACTTGGCAAATTATATCATTAGGATATAAAAATCCATCACCAAACTTAAGTAATGTGTCTATTGCCTCAGCTGACTGGTCTCTGTTTGCTCAAGATACATCAAATAATACATCATCAATTAGCATGGGCACGGTTAATTTTCCAGGAGCTCCAATGGAAAATGCTATGATTTTAACCCAAAACACTATGATTGCTCGGGTTCAGACAACTTTAGGCCAGAACGGGGTGTCAAGTTTAGAAAGTGCGGCCGCAAATAATTTGACTTCAGCTGTAATAGTTAATACAGATTGGTCAAAAATTAATACTACATTGCCTTGGTATTCAGCTGAATAATGACAGCGATAAACAGAAACCCTCAGAACACAAACTTTCTACAACCCACCAAATTCCTGTTGACCTTCAATAGGGTTGGTGCGCTGCAGTATTTTTGCCAATCGGTTAATCTACCGGGCATCTCTTTGGATGATGCGGAAAGACCTACACCATTTGTAAACCTATATTCACCAGGCACTAAGTTAACCTATAACCCCTTGAATGTTACCTTTATTGTGGATGAAGATCTAATAACATGGCAAAACCTACAGCAATGGTTAAACAGTATTGCAAATCCTGATGGTTTTCAGGGCAGAAATGGCAAGCCATCCGACAATTTCTCAGATGCCACTTTGACAATACTTACCAACCTAAACAATTCTAACCTAAGAATACAATATTACAATGTATTCCCTACCAGTATCTCTGATATAGACTTTGATACCAAATTATCAGCTGATGACATCATTACGGCCTCTGCCACATTCAGATACGACTACTACGAAATATTGACGGCCTAAGTAATATATGATATAATGTTTTTATTTGAGGACATATTATGGAAACGCTTGAACAGATACTTAATTATTGGGAAAAAGATGCGGTAATTGACCAGACGGAACCGTCCAAAGAGTTGATTCGCATACCAATATTACACAGTAAGTACCTACAAATC